CAGAATCTCTATAAGTTAATAACTCAGAAAGACCATCGTCTTGGTGTTCTTCAGGAGTTTTGTTAGCTGTCAAACCTTTTCCAAGATCTTTACTTAAACCTAGTTTTTTTATTTCATCGCAAATATGTTCTGGAATTACTTTATCGTAAATCCAAAATTGATTTTCATGCACCATCTATGTTTCCTATAAATATGTTTAAAGTTAATCTTTCTTTACTATCAAAAGGTAGTAACGACGTATAACCATGACGTCTGTTACCATCATAAGCTATCATAGAGTTAAAAGTGTTTCCAACAATTATTTGTTTTTTATTTTTATTATTATTTTCAAATACTGTAGTTCCACCTTCTATGTCTCCTTCACTTAAATAAATCACTGCAGCTATTCTTGCATCATCATCTACATGAAATCTTGTTTTTCCCTGGTCACCATGTTTTAATTTACTAAAAACAACTTTAGAATCACTGTAACCTAGTTTTTTATTGGGAAAAAAATAATTTAAAATTTTAATAATTATACTATTAAATAAATCATAGTGTGTGCTGTGTAATGATTCTGTTCTAATACCAGGCCAATTTTCATTTTCTGATGCTGTGTGATATTTTAATTCTTTAGATAAATTAATTATATCATCTACATTATCAAAAAAATCATCGACGATTATCGTCTGTAACATTTATATAGTCTTTCTTTTTTAATTTTAAAACTTATTAACTTGGCCAGTTGTCATCTATTACTGCAGAGTATACAGCTTTTAAAGACCATCTTCCACTTGAAACAGAAGGTCCTGCTCCTGCTTCTATAACGTGAACTCCACCATCACCACCTTTTGATCCAGGGTTTGAACCATTATAACATGATCCTCCTCCGCCACCAGATCCGTTAGTTCCTGTTGGGGGTGTAAAATAAGAATTACCGGCACCACCACCTTTTGCAAGGTTAGCACCTCCACCTCCACCACCTGCGATTTTTCCTGTTCCACCAGGCGCAAAAATTGGTGATTGAGGTAATGATTTAGAAGGAAATACTGCTGTTCCTTCTCCTGCAGTGCTTTGTGAACCACCTTGTGCAGATCCACCTCCGCCACCGCCAATTCTATTATCCTGTGTTGATTGTGAATTTCCAACACCACCACCATTACCAGAGTTTATGTTTGATCCAGGGTTTGATACACCTGGTTGATTACCTGATCCTCCAGGGTTGTTAGTTGCAGGGTTATGGCTTCCTCTTCCGCCGCCGCCTCCAGATCCGCCAGATCCTCCATTATAAGTTCCTGATGGTCCTGTATAATTTGGTGTTGCTCTTCCACATCTTCCGCCACCTTGTGCTGTGTATGTAGTTCCACCAATAGGAGCACTTGTACTAGAACCGCCATTAGCAGTTCCACCGGGTGCAGCTCCGCCACCGCCACCGCCAACTGTTACTGGAAAACTTGATGAAAGGTTAGCACTATCTATAACTACAAGTCCGCCAGCTCCTCCGCCACCGGCTTGTTTTCCTCCACCACCCCCGCCGCCAACAAGAATTACTTTTCCTGTTTGACCACTGTTTTTAGGGCTAGCACCACCGTAAGTTCCTGGTGATGTAAATGATGTTACTAAATCGTTTACTTGAGGGGTATTATCTGGACCAACAACCCCACCGTCATTTTGTAAATTTTCTTGTCCTACTAAACTAAAACCTGATGTTAAAAAACCTGTTGTCATAATTATTCTTTAATGCTCCATGTTGAAGAATCTGGATTCCATTCTTTAGTTATTGTTACACCATCTACAACTCTTTGTCCAATCCACTTTAATAAATTTTCATTCCAATCAATAAGTAAGTTATCTTCATAAAAACGATCTCTTGGTAAAGAATGTCCTTGATCATCTACTGTTGGATAAACTACTGGTGGTTCCCATTGAAACTTGTCATCTAATGTCCAAGATGCATAAAGTGCATTTTTTATAAATGCATCGTTTGTTGAATCATACGTGTCACCTGGACCAGCATAATTCCATCTAGTAACTGCATCAAAAGCATCTACGTAAGTTTGTTTCCAAGCTACACCTGGATAAACTCCCTCAACTAATGGAATTGTTTCATCGTTAGGAATATTATCTGAACACCATGTTTCACCAGCTACATCGTTAGGTGCTGAAACAATATCTTCGGGAGCTGTAACTACCCTGATAACTTCGTTGTTTGAATTTAGTTCTGCAAAATATAAAGCCATAATATATTACTCTTACAACAAATCTTACAAGTTGTAAATATTACGCGTCGTTTAATATTTCGTAATTTACAGTGCACACTAGATCACCGTTAGCGCTTGCGCCACCTTCTAGGTTATCACCTTCTTCAAGATATAAAGCTGTGTTTTTATCTATTGCAACTAAAGTTGCATCTGCTGGTACAGAAACTGTACTTGCAATTGCTATTGGTGATCCACCAGATTTAGTTATAAAAAGTGAAACGTCTGCTGCTGATGATCCATCAATATTTGCTACTATGATACTATTAATTTTTACAAGTGTATCTGAAGCAGCTGCCAGAATTTCATCTGTAAGAGTAGTAGTCAATGCATGTTGTACCGACTCACCTGTTATTGATGTTACATTTACTAGATTTGGATTTGCCATAATTTATTTTCTCCTATTGATCTTTTATCCGAAAACTAATGCCATTGCAATAGCTTTTCCTACAGTCGATGCTGTATTACCGTTAATTTGAACTTGTCCTGTACCTTTTGGTACTAGGTTAAGACTTACATTAGTTTCTCCAGAAGCTGTAATACTAGGTGCATTACCTGAAGCAGCGTTAGCTAGTGTAATTTCATTAACTGCTGAACCTGTAGCTGTTAAAAGCATTAACTCATTGCCATTAGTATCTAAAATAGATGTACCAATTTTAGGTGCTGTTAAAGTTTTATTAGTTAAAGTTTGAGTGCCTGTTTCTGTTACTGTACCTGCTGGAGATAAAGCAATCTCTTTTATGTCAGGGTTAGTTCCATCGTTAGCTGTTGCAAAAACTAATTTATCACCTTTGTCTGTTGCTGAAAAAGTAACAGTGCCACCTGATCCAGAAGCATATTTAAATTGTACTGTGTGAGCACCTGATGTTGTATTTCTTAAAAAATAAAATGTTTGTGCATCTAAAGGAATAGTTACTATTTGGTTACCAGAAATAGTTCCTGTAAATTCTATCATTCTGTGAGACATTACTGCACCAGTTGATCCATCAGAAACTGTAAGAGCTGTAGTTTGTGCACCACCTGCTATTGACTGAACAGAATAACCACCAGAAATTTGTTCGATTATATTTAAGTTGGTGTTAGTTTTTGTTCCCCATGTACCGGCGTTTTCACCAGTTGCCATTAGTTCTACACCGAGAGCCGTATAAGTTGATGCCATAATTTTGTTCTCCTAATTAGTATCTTTTTTTAATTTGTTTTAAACTCATTGTCAATAATATATTACATTAGTTATCAGCATTTACTTCAGTATAATTTGCACTTTGCGTTGCTGTAACTGAACTATATCCAGCACTTTGTGTGCCTGTAACAGCTTCATAACCTAATGGAGCTACATTACCTACACTAACAGTTGCAGAAACTCCTGTCAATCCCATAACATCTGCAGGGTTAATTGTTCCAATTGAAGAAGTTAATCCAAGCCCTGTTAATCCCATAACATCTGCAGGGGCAATTGTTCCAACTGAAGAAGTTAATCCAAATCCTGGTAAATCTATTACAGGGTTTGTAGAAATTACTATATCACCTTTTGATAAAGTTGCAGAAACTCCTGTTAATCCCATTACGTCTGCAGGTGATAAAGAACCAGTAGAAGAAGTTAATGCAAGTCCTGTTAAACCCATTACATCAGCAGGTGATAATGATCCTTGTGATAAAGTTGCTGATTGTCCTGTTGGAGTTAGTGAAACGTCTCCAATCATAGTGACTGAACCAACACTTGTTGTTGCAGATTGTCCGGTTACACCCATTACATCAGCAGGTGATAATGAACCAACAGAAGAAGTTGAACTTAATCCAGTTAAAATTATAGCAAAGTCATTTGCTTGACCCCATAGTTCTTCACCCCAACCATCACGGCCCCAACCTACTTCGTTGTATGCTTCTATTGTTGAACCAACAGAAGCTGTCATTGATAAACCTGTTAATTCAACGCTATTATCATTGACTGCTCCCCATTCTCCAATATTCCAACCAGTTCCGCCCCAACCTGTTAAGTTGAAAGCTTCTAATGAACCAACAGATGAAGTTAAACTTTGACTATCTAAAGTTACAATTGGATTGTCACTATCTCCCCAAGATTCTGAGTTCCAAGTATTTCTACCCCAACCATTTAATGTGTAAGATAATAAGCCTTCTGCATTTAGTGATGATGTTAATCCAAGACCAGTAAGTGTTACTGAGTTATCTGTAACTTCACCCCACTCACCATTACTCCAAGTAGTACCACCCCAACCTTGAGCAGGAAAACCCATGTTTGTTCCATCACCAACAGATGAAGATAGTGCTTGACCTGTTACAACTTCAGTTACTGTGTTTGATTGCCAAGAGTTAGAACCCCAAGTGTGTTGTCCCCAGGTAGTTGACATAAGGAGTTCCTCCTTATGCTATACGAATTATTGCGTTAGATGCGTCTGCTGTTGGAAATTGAATTGTAAAAGTTCCACTTGTTACAGTTTTGTCTGATCCAAAATCAACAATAACACATGAAGGGTCTCCTGAAGCTGAATCGTTAAAAATCATACAACCTCTAGCAGTGAAAGAGGCTGATGTAAAACTAGTGTCTGCAAAATCACAAACTGCAGTTGTACTGTCAGCAACTGGTGTTACACTTGTAAGTGCATTTCCTTTAGTAGTATAACCATTTCCGTTAGCTACTTCGTTTGATGTTGTGTATGCTGTAGTTGCAGCTCCTAATGAAGCTGAACTTGTGTACAAAGCTAAATTAAAAGTGTTTCCAGATGATGCTGTAAAATTATGTATGCCTTTTAAAATCTCTACTTTAAAACTTGTGCAAACTGCCGATGTTATTGCCATAATATTTTTCTCCTATTACTGAGGCGGTGACTCGATTGGTATTCTTATTGTTCCATCCGTGTAATCGTCTCGTCTTCTTCTTCCAAGTTGCATAGCTGCAAACTTTTGTAGTTCAGTTTTATACTTATTTTCATATAGTGTCAACATATCAGTTGGACCTTTTAAAAATCCATATGCTTCTACTAGACATGCATATAGCAGACCTTGAGGAAAATA